CTGCGTTTACAAAGTCTGGTTTTAGCAGCTTTTATATGTGCCCATCCCGGTCCTCAATTAAGATTGACACATAATTGTTGCCAACAATTATTTGCTTATAAGATTTCGTGACCGAAAGCGGTACAGAGGCAAACAGCCAGGAACATTTTAGTTGCAGCTGCAGACTGATTCATTTCCTTTCGTTAGGACTTGTTGAAAGCTGTGTGCCAAAACCGTTGTACCACAAACGGTTGCAAAGCGCCTCTGGCTATACATACTTACCGAAAACGGTGCACAAGAGGTCAGGAAGGTTGTCCAGATGTCCAGCGACTGAACTTGTTGTGTCTCATTCATCTGTATTTATACCAACCCCATGGGTGTGCAAATAAGTGACCCCATGAGTCAGATAAAACACACATGCAACAAACATTGCACAGTAAACAATTTATTCAAGCATTCCAGGCTCAAGTCCAGCAGGATTTCACAGTACAAATATTTCCATTACTTAGTTCTCTTTCTTTTATTAGATTTTGCTGCAGAAGATATCGACTGAGTTAATCTGGGACGTTTACCATTTATCAATCCTGTTTGAAACAAAAATTTGCGTCCCAGAGCAAATTGACTTAAATCTGAAGAAAATCTTTCAGTTAAGTCTACATCCCAGAATGTGTAGTCTTTATAAGGATCTGTCACTTCAGCTGGTGTATCCGTTGGTGGGCACATAGTTGCCAAAGATTTAATATATCTATAAGCATCTCCAATGTCAGAAGGTGCAGGAGGAATAAAAGCCAACTGCCATTCTTCCAATATTCTGGGATTCATAACTTGCAGATGTGCTAAAATATCAGCATCCAAAGTTATTTTACATAACTGAAACACCATTTCAATTTCAAACTCCTCAACATGTCTGATATACTGTTTAAAGTCAGTAGCCTTGTATTTATAACCCGTAGCGACTGGATTTGCAGCAAGAGGTTCCTTATCAGATTTAACACTTAAGTTAAAGTTCACATTTCTAGTATTGTCAAACACAGTTATAAATAAATCATTACCCCAACAAATACCATTATTGGTTCCTTGGGCTCTGCGAATCCAATAAGGTCTGTTAAATATTTGTGAATCACTGCTATTTAAAGATCCACTCGGTGTGGTGAAATACAAATAAGATCCTAAATTTTTTCTGTTTTCATTGTCTCTAGTATCATCCACCTTTCTGGTATATACACCTTCTACATCTGGAATAGGTTCACCTATAGTTCCTGCATGAGTAAAAAGATGTCTAGCATAAAGCTGTTCTCGCTTTCCAAAAAAGAATACACTATCACCATATGTATCCTTTGTCATTTCAAAAAAGTCAGGCCACAAAGCAATTGAATCTACTAAATCCAAAGGTACTGCGGATCTATCCTGCTGTAACTTTGGAAAGTTAGCAGCCCCGAATCCAATATCTCCCATATCTCCATCCTGTATGACAGTATTCACCAATTGAATAGGTGGACATGCTCCTTCTGGTAAGGTTTTACATGGTTTAGCTAAATCCCAGTATTCACCTATAGCAGGAGCACAACCTGCAATTAACATTTGAGTTTGTTTAGGATCGATAGACATATTTTGTCTTTCATCCTGTTGCTGAGGCCCTAGATAATAACTAGGATTTTCTGTGTTTCCTACTTTGTTCCATAATGGATGTCCTGTAGAACCAACACCTAAAGGACCTCCTCTTCCAACCTCCAGCCCTATTAATCTCCAGACCAGACGTTCCCTGTCTGAATTGTATAAATTCTTTTCTATTAAAGCAAATTTATTAGGATCTGGTAACTTACATCTGAATACCCTATATTGATTAGCAGAGACCTTTGGAACCTGTACATTGCCATCAGATTCTACATCATAATAAGGATGTCCAACAATTAGTAAACGGTCACTACTTGCATGAAAATACACATCGGTTCCTGTAACATATTCATCAGTACGGAGCACACGAGCAACAGGGGCACTAGGTGGTAGATACACCTTTCCAGCGTTGGAAGACCAATGAGCCATCTGCAAGATATTAAAATAAATCTAAGCGTCTGCGCTTTCTAGGCCACAATGCAGGATGTAACTCAAAATCATGAGAATCTGTGATTATAAGAGAAGGCTCAACTGGTAAATTATTTGGTAGTACTATATTGGTATTTGAAGCTGTATCAACACCATATGCTACAAAAAGTCCATCACCTACATCGGGGACAAATACCTTTAAAACTGCATTAGGTGGCAGAGTAGGAATATTTAATGTTTCCCCTTCTTCTGTGGTACTTGTCACTACTATATGAGAATTATTGAATTGTTCAGACAATAAATCTTCTAAATCAGCTTCAGTATAATTTATATTAGCTGCATTTGCTACATCATCTATTACAGTATGAGCTAGTAAATCATCTACAACTGTTGATTCGTGACTGTATTCTGCAATTGGTAACATTTCTATATTTTCAGCTGCTGCAATCTCACTAAGATCCATATAAAAATGAACTTGTGGACCCACAGTTAATCCACTTCTTGTTGTTAGAGCTGCACGCGTTCCTAGTCTACTAACACGTACTGTGCCTTCTACAGTGGCAGTTAAACGTGGCCTACTTAATCTGATAATGTCAGCAAATTCTGAACTTGGAGCTGCTTGTAATTCTGCAACGTCATGCTCAAATGCTAAACTTACATCTGGGTCAAAGGCGGGATTTTCAGATTCAAACTGAACAAGGCGGGAAGGCTGTACCAAAAATTCAGGCTCTGTGATTGGTACCTGCTCTATAAATCTACTATAAAGATCTCTAGCTCTGTTAAAGGCCCGCCCAAATGCAGTGACAGGTGTGCTTTCAGTAGGAGGTTCTTCTATTTCAAACTCCTGAAGATCTAATCTTTCTAAAGGGATGTTTTCAAAAGAGGGATCACCTACTGTTTCACCAGCTATTGTGGTATCAACAAATATATTGGTATTATTAATATCTGCATTTATGAATGGATTGATTTGAGTTTCAAGAGTTATATTGGTGGCTGCATCATAAAATACTTGCTTAGGTCCAGCAGGACTAGGAAATGCATCTATTATTGTTGTTTCACTTTCCTCTGTAGAAATAACCGTAGGTCCCCCACCAACACCCCCAATATCCCTAGTAGGATCGGATATTGTAAATAATTCAATATCTTCTCCCCCTACTCCTGGACCAGCGTCTGGAGATATAAAACTAATATCAGGGGTACCTTCAACTAATGGAACTATGGAAGATGCTCCAGGTTCTACTGGAATTATAGGTGTAGGTCCAATAGGCTCAATAACAACATTAGGCCTTGTAATGGGCAGTTCTTGAATAGGTTTACCAGCATTTGCAGAACCAAATGGTCTGTATCCAAATAATCCACCAGTACCTCTGCCTGTTCCAATGCCTAAGTTACCAAAGTATACAATACTACCAAATATTTTTAATAACCAATCAGCAATTGTATTATTTTCAAATTTATTTTTTACATCTGGCACACAATCACCCCCTTGTAAGCATGTATTGTACAAATCTGAAGGACTAGCACGTTTCCGTCTGATTTTAGACATTATTATAAAGAATCTAATGACCCCAGAGTCACTTCAGTTCCTTTGGGTAAAGTCACAGTTTCTAAAAATAATTGTCTTTGTGTAAGGTCTTTAAATGCCACTAGCACCTTTGATGTTTCTGTTTTTTCACAGTCATGCCCCAACCACCGAAAGACAGAGCTACAGCACAGGTATAAATGCCCATATTTCTGATTACATCTATTTCTCCAGCATTTCAGGTTATTAGGATGACCTGTTAATAAAGCTACAGGTGGATCCCGAGCCTCTTCTTGTAGTCTTCCAAGTCTCGACAGACCGTGTCTCGCAACACTGTGAGATCGTGATCCCACTTCTGAAGGAGTTGGTGCAGAGTCGGCTCCCAACCGGGATTTCTTAACTCTGGTACTGCTGGTGGGCGATTCTCCTCGTTTTCGTCGTCGTAGTCGTAATCCGGATGAAGTTGAGGTTGGCGATTCGGTGTCTTCACGGGTTTGTTGTCTCCTTCTAGGGCTTTCCGGCCCGTATGTGGTGTTCGAGGTGGAAGGCTGTTCGGTGGTCTGTGAGGTGGAGGGCTCGAAAAAAGTCCGTGAGGAGCTAGTGACAGGAGCAAGAATAGTTTTGTTTTTAAACTTAACAGTCCATTCACCTGTTTTCCCATACTTTAACACATCAGGTTGAAATACAACAAAATACACAATATCTCCAGTATGTTCTTTAAAATACAGGCCATTATGATCCACTTGTCCCATAACTTTATGCCAGTCATTATTTACATCTTGGTAATATATATATTCCCAACAGGTATATGGATAAATATTTTTGGGGTCATTATCAATAAGAACAGTTACAATAAAACCTCCTTTTTTGAAACAGTTTTTAGGTTCAGAATTAAGCAATTCTGCACTAACTTCTCCAAGTGTCCAGGTTTCATTTCCATAGGGTGATTTTATAAGACCTTCCAGTAATAATTGTATTTTTATAGCTTGTTTTGCTCTATGCTCTGAGACTGCTGTAGTAGCTAGAGGCTGCAAACCTAAATTAGAATATCCTTCTTTCTTTGCATAAAATACAATAACATTTTCTTTTCTAACTGCATCCCAGTATGTGATGTGATCTCTAAGGTCTGTAGATTCTTTCTCAATTAGACTCAACTGAACTTCTTGCTGTGCAGCAAAACGTACGCTCAGGCTCTCCTGGGTCTCCATCTGCATCTTCAGAAGTAAGATCTAAATGATTCCAAAACTTTCTAAAAAAACATGCCCATGATTTATCAGTAAATGTAAATAATGGATTTCCTACGTTGTCTAAAGGTAACTTATGAGGAAACTTAAAACAAGTAAGCCTACTGTGTAAATACATTAATGTTTGCTCAGATTTAACATCTACATTTGTGCTAATAAACATAGGTGGCAATATGATTTGTTGCATACTTTTATGCTTTACATCTAAACATACCATATTACCATCAAATGCATTTCTCATATGCACATCTAAATATGACCAACAACAGTATGTGGCGTCATCTAGAAAGCCTACTTTACCCTCCATCAGTGGCATTAGCCAAAAATGACTAGACTTATTCATGAAAGAGACAACTTTACCTCTTAAAAACTTAACCAAAAAGAATAGAAAATACGATTTCCCTGTATCTGGAGGACCCCATATAACTATACACATTTTTTTTGGTATACCTTTCAAAAATAGTTTTAATGCTATTAAAAATTCAACTATATTAATTTCTTGAAATTTTAAAAATCCTACAATATCTTTCCAGTTGTCACCCTCTGCTACAGAGCCACAACACTTATCTATCCATTCTGACATAGACATATTTTTCATTTCTTGTCTTTTATACATTTTTACCATAGCTGCACAATCTTTTACATATTTTAATTGTGAATTACTTTGCAAAAAAGCTGTTGCATTAGCATTTTCTGATGCATAAGAAGCATAGTTATAAGCAATAACTGTTTCTTCTGTAAAATCATTATCATACGCCCATTGAACCATTTCACATAATTTAAAGGTTTCAGCAGTAGCTGCATGATGATCAACAATAGTTAATGATGTCAGCCACTGAGGGAATGGTCCATATTTAAAGCTATTATTAACAATTGCTTTCTTATAGAAATATAATGCTGCTGCAGTACTACGATTTTTTGGTGGATCACTAAGCATCTGTTCTTCCTTAATATTTAACATTTTACTAAATAATTTCATTACTGTTTCCCTGCTTTTGGCTGCTTTAAAATCAAACAAATATAGACCTGTAAAATCTGACTCAATTACTTGCACAAAATTGCAATATTGCTGTAAAGTTATTTTAGACGCTTCTATCAACTCTTCTGCAACTGCAAACGCAGCAACTATCCAATTATTTGTACACGTTTTCGAACTTTTAAAGTTTCTTGTTAATTCCGTAAAAGATACACTAAATTTATCCTTAAATTTAAACAGTAAGGTGGCTCTAACATTACTACTTTTTAAAATGGAAAGCACTTCTGCATTCCCGCCATTTTCATTTCCCGCCACATTTGAATTTAGAGAGTCTACAGAATCTTCACAAGCTACCTGTACATTAGAATTTTCAGCTTCATCTTCTGCTATTCCACTGTCTGTAAACAATCTCCTTTTAGATGCTTTTTCAGGAGTTATATGAACTGCAGATAATCGTGGACTTAAATCAACCAGAGGCTTTTCCGGACTGGAAAAGAACTTTCGCTTTAGCAGTAACACACTATTCTCTGTATCCTCTGCTTGCTGCGCACTAAATAACGCAAGGGAATTTCCCTGATCAACAGAATCATCATCTATTAAATTTGAAATGTTAGAGCCATCTTCGCTAACATCAAACAGGTCATTTAATGTATCATCTCTACATTCTGCCTCATTTACAATATACCACTCTTCTACATTTTCTTCTAAATCAATACCTTTAAGATCTGCCATCTCGAAGACTGAATCTGGAACACCCAGAACAAAGCAAATGCAGATCAGACAGCAGCAACTGATGCAAAATGCGAATGGCAGAGGTAGAAGCACTAACACACAGTCTAATATTTGTGTGACAATTAGAACAATTGCTGTCAATCCTATAAGGTGACAACTCCACCTCTTCAGGTGTATCATCTGCTGACAATGATTCGTCACTTAATAAGCTACAAGGTAAAACCAATTCAGCCAGCTCTATATCAGGAATAGTTGCTTTTTCACCCCTCATAACTATAACAATTTCTACAACACCCTCTCCAATGGTTTCTTACAAGATGAAAATCTCTATCTCCCAAATGATGCTGAGTTTTTTCTATTAAATCAAGTAATTGAAAGCAATACAAACAACGAACAGTAATGTCTTTTAAAGGAGTTTTTAACAATCCAGATATTAATGAACCTTTAACAGAACATCTGTAATAATTTTCTCTTTCGTAATTAGCAGTCAATCGCAAACATTTTGAACAAGACCCAAACGCTTTATCATTCCTCCAAACAACGGACAATTGCTTTTGATGAAATCCTGCTAAATCAAGAATTGTTAATTTATGTTTACAAAATAAACAATCTAAATGCAAGTTAAAGAAGCTTATATTACAAGCAGAGCAAAGATCGACCAAATTGTTAGGATATGTGGAAGCCAT